ATTCGGGAATAACTTCGGTTCTACTATCGTATTCAACGCCTTAATAGGAGAAGAGCATGCAGTTAAAAAGAACGGAATTGATAGCCGCCCTGGAAGAAGTAAAGCCAGGTCTCGCAACTAAGGATATCATAGCACAATCAACCAGCTTTGTTTTTGCTGGGGATTCAATTACAACTTTCAACGACGAGATATCGGTCTGGAAGCCATTCAAATCCGGGATTGAGGGGGCCGTCCGGGCCAATGAGTTGTATTCTCTCCTCTCCAAGATCAATGATGAGGAAATCGAAATTGGTATTGTTGAAAATGAATTGATCATCCAAGGAAAGCGGAGCAAAGCCGGGATCAAACTGGAAGCCGAAATAATGCTCCCCCTCGACGAAGTCGATATCGAGCATACCAAATTTACCAAGTTGCCGGATAACTTCCTGAAGGCCATTTCCATTGCCAGTTACTGCGCCGCCAAGGATCTCAGCAAACCCCTTTTGACCTGCGTCTATATTGACGGGGATGTTGTAACGGCTTCCGATGATTTCCGGATCATTCAGGTCAATTTTGATGCCGAGGTCAAATCCGAACCAATCCTACTGCCGGCATCGGTCGTTAAGTTTCTGGTCAAGTATGATGTCAAGCGCCTTTCCCATTCCCCTGGCTGGATTCATTTTCATGCAAATGACGGATTGATTTTCTCGGCTCGGGTCCTGGCTGGCAAATTCCCGGAGGTTGAACAATTCCTGGAAGTCAAAGGAAAGGAACTCCATTTCCCGGCTGGTGTCTTGGAAATGCTGGATCGGGCCGGAGTCTTCACTGCAGATTCAACAAGCGGTGATTTCGTGTCAGTTATTGTTGAGGAACGAACCATGATCATCAAAGGGAAGGGGGATTATGGATGGCTGGAAGAAACGGCCAATTGTAAATACAAAGGGGAGAAAATCGAGTTTGATGTCGACCCTTCTTTCCTGATTGATATACTCAAGAATTTGCGAAAGTGTATTGTCGGGAATGGGGCTTTGTTGTTTGAGGGGGATAATTTCAGGCATGTAGTTGCGCTGGTTGGGTGATGTATGTTTTGCCATTTACATCTCCACAATGAATACTCCGTCCTTGATGGGGTCGGGACTTCCAAACAATACGCCGCCCTGGCTAAAGAACTTGAGCAAACTCATTTGGCCCTCAGCAATCACGGCAATATCGACGGCGCAATTGAACACCAGAAGCAATGCCTTGAAGCCGGCATAAAACCGATTATCGGAGCGGAGATGTATCTTGTTTCGGATATGACTATCAAACAGAAGGGGGAAACTCGCTACCATATCACTCTTCTTGTCGAGAATCAAACCGGTTGGCGGAATCTTCTGCAGCTCCTGACCATTGCCAATATTGAAGGATTCTATCACCGTCCCAGGATCGACCATAAAACCCTCCTGGATCATATTGATGGCCTGGTAATCCTTTCGGCCTGCTCCATGTCTTATTTGCTCCTTGATGTTGAAAATTGGATGATCCTTGATTATATTGAGGCCATCGGCAAAGATCGAGTTTTCCTGGAGGTCATGCCACACGATATACCCGAGCAGGTAAAGGTAAATAAACTTGCCCTGAAGATATCCAAGGAACTCGGGATTCAAATCGTTGCCACCAATGATGCTCATTATCCGACCAACGAAGCGACCAAACATCAAGAAGTGCTCCTGGCCATCCAGTCAAAAAGAACCTGGAATGATCCAAATAGATGGAAATTTAATTGTACCGGCCTCTTTCTCCGCTCAGAAGAAGAGATGGTTGCGGCCTTCCAGGGTCAAGGGGTTTTAACCGACCATGAGATCCGGAAGGCAATCCGGATGACCGGCAAGGTTGCCAGGCTTTGTGAGAATTTCCGGATTGAGCAGCAAGAAGTATATTTGCCGAGCATTAAGAAATCTTTTAATGATGAATCAGAATTATTGTTTCTGGAAAATATGGTTTACAAGGGATTGAAAAGAAGAATCCGGGGCCGGAGCTTCGAAGAATTGAAACCATACAAAGAACGGATTGAAATGGAAATGAAATTGATCATCTCCAAGAAATTCGTTCGCTACTTCCTTATTGTTTGGGATCTTATCCAATGGTGCCAAAAGAATAATGTAATGACTGGGCCTGGCAGGGGAAGTGCAGGCGGCTGTCTTGTTGCTTACCTTTTATATATCACTGATTGCGATCCCCTTATCTATGGTACAGAGTTCTTTCGGTTTGTCTCGGAGGAAAGGAAAGATTTACCGGACATCGATATGGATTTCGAGGATATCCGCCGCGACGATGTTCGTAAATATCTTTCTGATAAATACGGGGAGTATAATGTAGTCGGCCTTTCCAATTTCCTGACCATGAAAGGAAAGGGTGTACTTCGCGATGTAAGCCGCGTTTTCGATATCCCCTTATCAGAGGTCGACTTTGCCGCCAAAGCAATGGTAGAGGCCGAAGTAGGCCAGGAGATCGAGAAGTCCTTCAATGAGGTTCCGGAGTGCCGGAGATTCGGCCAGAAATATCCGGAAGTGATCGAGGTAGCCCAATCCATTGAAGGACAGATCCGCGGGCATGGCCAACACGCGGCTGGAGTCTGTATTTCCGAAAAGGATCTCCGGGAGGGCCACAATTGTAATCTTGTTACCCGGGCCGGCACCATAGTGGCAAACTGGGATATGAGGAATGCAGAGTATTGCGGTTTGATGAAACTGGATATCCTTGGCCTCTCAGCCTTGACCATCCTGAATGAATGCCGGCGGATGGTAAAGCAGAATCACGGAATAGATATCAATTACAAAAAAATTACCTTTGATGATCCGAAAGTCTTTGCCGAGATATCCGAAGGCAATACGGTCGGAGCCTTCCAAATCGGCTCAAGCGGGCTGACCAATTATTGTAAGGAACTCGGGGTCGAGAATTTCCAGATGCTTTATGCAGTAACGGCTTTGTGGCGCCCTGGCCCCATGCAATCCGGAATGACTGAGCTGTATTCCAAGCGGAAACGGGGCAAGGCCAAGGTCGAAAAGATCCATCCGATCTTTGATAAATTGACTGAGGAAACATTCGGGGTCATTGTTTATCAGGAACAGGTTATGAAAGCAGTCAATCAATTGGCCGGCATCCCCATGTCAACCTGTAATAAGATCAGGAAGGTCATGGGCAAGAGCATGGGCCATGCTGCTTTTGATAAATACAAAGATGAGTTCCTGCAGGGTTGCAAAAACCAAGGAACAGTCCAGGAAAAGAAAGCCATTCAAATCTGGGATATGATGTCGAAATTTGGGGGTTACGGCTTCAATCTTTCACATTCTGTAGAATATTCCATGATTACATATTGGGATATGTATAGTAAAACATACTTCCCCAATGAGTTCCTTGCTTCCTGTCTGACTCTTGGAGATAAGACAAAAAATATTGAATATATCAGGGAAGCCAGGCGGCTTGGTTTAAAGATCAATCTGCCAAAGATTGGTATTTCAGATGCGGTCAAATGGAATTGCGACAAGAAAGGTAATTTATACGCCCCGTTTATTTCGATTAATGGCGTTGGCGAAACAGTAGCGGAAAAGATTGCCGCCGCCAAACTCGGGGAGAAGCAGCGAAAAGGCTTTTTCTCGTCGGCTCCAAGTGAAAAGATTCCGGGTGTAAATAAAAACGTAACCGCAATCCTGACCCAGATAAACGCATTTGATCCCGATTATGTAACGACAAGGGATGATCTGAAGAAGTTTAAATCACTATTTATTTTTTGAGGATATATGAGCCTTTTTTGGTCACTCCATTGCCGGGATTGTTTTAATTGTAAGCAGAAAGTTATCAAGACCGTCGAATCCCTTGAAGAATTTACCAGCCGAAAAGACAATGAGATTCGGAAGGGATGGAAAGAAAAACTCCTGAAGAATGGTCATCTTGAATTCTATTGGTGCGGTCTGGAGAGAAATACCCGCCTGCGTACTTCGCCCCCCGGACGAGGCGGAGAAAAAAGGATTGAAACAGAATTTTGTTCATTTATGGATAATTGAGGAGATAAAATGTCGCTTGATACCAGATTCCGCCCGGCAACCCTGCAGCAGATGGTCGGCAACAAAACTACCATTGCGGCCATTCAAGGCCTTTTTGATCGCCGTGAAAACTTTCCCCATGCGCTGCTTATCTCCGGCCCGACTGGTTGTGGGAAAACAACCATTGGCAGAATCATAACCGATATGCTTGGGGCCAAGAGCGATGACTACCGGGAGATCGATTCGGCGCAATTCAATGGAATCGATACAGTCCGGGAAATCAAGAACCAGATGCGCTTCAAGCCCAGGCATCCAGAAAGCACCTGCAGGGTTTGGTTGATTGATGAGTGCCACATGCTCGGGACTGGCGGGGCTAGTGAGAAGAACAAGGCCCAGAATGCCATCTTGAAAATGCTTGAGGATGCCCCCAGCCATGTCTACTTCATTCTCTGCACCACCGATCCTCAACGCCTATTGCCGACCGTCCGGGGCCGTTGTACTAGTTTTGAGGTATCGACAATTGATCCTGATTTGATGGCCGGCCTTATCAAGAAAACCGCCAGGCGGGAGAAGTCTCCGGTATCAGATGCGGTCGTGGAGATGATTGTCGAGAAGGCTGGTGGTCATCCCCGTAATGCGATGAAGCTGCTGGAGAAGGTAATCGGCTTGACCGAAGAGCAGGCGCAGGAGATCATTGATGAGGAAGAACGCTTTACTTCAGAAGGGATTGAATTATGTCGGGAGCTCCTGAAAGCAAAAAGCCAAACCTCCTGGCCAAAGATTGCAAAGATCCTGAGCGGCCTGAAAGACCAGGACGAGGAAGGTATCCGGCGGCTGGTATTGAGTTATTGCAATTCAATCCTCCTGAAGCAGAATAGTCTCCATGCCTTTTTGATCATGGATGAGTTCTCCCAACCATTTTATGATACCGGAAAGGCGGGGTTGACCCTGGCTTGTTATAAGGCGGTTTTCAATGATGATCGAACAGATATCCCTTTTTAATCGGTCAATCAAAAATAAATCAGAAGAAAACTGATTGAAAAAAGTATAATAGGGTAGGAGATAAATTTGCTGGGGATGGCGGAAGTAGACGCTTGATATATGGCACAAGAGGTACGGGAAACCTGATGGGCGTGGTAACACGTAGGTCAGTTTATCAGGACATTGGGGACAAGGCCCCGCTAATGCTGCGCATCGCCCGTGCGAATATAAGAGCTTCCGGTATGGCCTGGGTAGTGTATGCCAGGTCGATGGTTCTTAGACGAAACCTCATTGCAGGTATCAAATCCTGCTCCCCGGCGCCAATTTTAAAAAGGAATCCGAAATGGAAACAACAGAAAACGAAATAGCCGAAAAGTTTGATCTTGATCCGGCCGAGCTGGAGATTGACTTCGATCAGCTTGATGTTGAGTGGGGTAAACAGAATTCAGTCCTTGATAAATATCTCAAGGCCTCCGCTTATTGTGAGAAGCTGGTCAGGAAGGCAGAAGAGAAAATCAAGTTTCTGCGATCAACTCTTGTCCTGGAAGTCTCCCAAGATCCGGAAGGATGTCTTGGCAAGGGTCAAAAAGCCACCGGGGCCACCATCGAAGCCTACTACCGGACCAATGATGATTATCTGGAAGCCAAGACAGAATGGATCGAAGCGCAATATATTTGCGATCTCGTCAACGGCCAAAAATCAAAAGCCTATAACCGAAAAACAATTCTTGAAGAGGCCACGAAGTTGAGCCTGGCCGGTTGGTTCTCGGCCCCATTGGTTCCCCGGCCTCTCAAGGAGTTGGTTCAAAAAATCGAGGAGGCAAAACTGAAAAGCACTGATGGCCTTGTCCGGGCCAAAGTCGATGAAAAGCGAGAACAAAGGAGGGCGCGGAGAAGTCGGCCACCCGTCGATGATGAATAGTATTACAGCTTTGGAATCAGTAGGGCTGGGGGTATTTATCTGGATAGTATTCCCCATCTGGTTTTATATTGTCGTTAAAATGGCTTCAACTGCTTGGTTTCGTGGCCAGTTCGATATCATAAAAGAAATGAATAGTTACACCAAAAGCAATCAAAACAACCATAAGGAGGTAAGTACAGATGGCAAGGAAGGAAACAAAGCGTAAGTATGGATCGGCAGCGGACCGGGCAAAAGCAGCGGCTGCAGTGGCCGGGCCAGGAGGGGGGGGCGGGACAATGTTCCAGAATATCCCGCAAGGAACTCAATTTTACAGCCCCGAGGAGGGAAAGGCTACACTCAGAATTCTGCCTTATGTAGTCAGTGATCCGAAACATCCGGATGGGGAAATGGCCCCGGCCGGCGATATTTGGTACAAGCGGCCGTTCAAACGCTTCCGGCAGATCGGCCTGGATAAGAAGCCCTACATCTCCCCGAAGTCAATCGGCAAGCCATGCCCCATTATGGAGTATTATTCCGCCGCCAAAGCTGATCCCTCGATCCCCGACAAGGAAGCGGATCGAGCTAAGCCGCAGGACATGGTCATGTATAATGTGCAGGTACTGGACCCCAAGACAAAAAAATGGTCCGATCCAATGTTCTGGTTCTTCTCTTATGCCTGCTTTGAAAAGCCGTTCAAGAAAGAACTGATGGACCCCGACAACGAGGAATATCTGACCTTCATGGATCTGGAAGGTGGATTTGATATCCGGGTTCGCTGGGAAAAAGAATCTTTTGCCGGCCATGATTTCTTGGCTGCTGGAAATATTTCGTTTATTGAACGTGATGACCTTCCGGAAGAAATCCTGGATGAAGTGATCAATCTGGATGAAGTCCTTGTCGTCAAATCTTACAAGGAACTGCAGAATATCTTCCTTGAGATCGATGAGGAGGGCGATGACAAGGACGATGAGCCTGAAGAGAAACCAGCCAGGCGCAGGAAGTCGGCCGATGCCGATGATGAACCGGAAGAAAAGCCAGCCAGGGGTCGCCGGCAAAAAGCAGAACCCGAGCCGGAGGAAGAAGAAAAACCGGCCAGGAGATCCAGGGCGAGCAAACGGGAAGAGCCTGAAGAAGAACCCGAGCCGGAGAAGCCTGCCCGTCGGGGTCGCAAGGTTGAACCGGAAGATGAGTGTCCACACGGATTCGTCTTCGGTGAAGATTTTGATACCAAGGGGAAATGCACCAAATGCAAGGCCTTTGATTCTTGCGAAGCGGAGTTTGATTCCCAAAGTAAGCCGGCTGAAAAGCGGTCAGAAAAGGAGAGTAAGTCAGCTGCCGGCCGGAAAGGGAAAGCAAAGGTCGATGATGAGGATGAATGTCCGAGCGGCCACAAATTCGGGGTCGATTGCGACAATAAACCGGAATGCAATGATTGCCCGAAATGGGATGCCTGCATGGACCGCCAGGAGGAAATGGAAGCCGGAAATTAACCATTAACTTCAACAATCGGTAATAGAAAAGGGGCGGGGGAATTAACCTCTTGCCCCTTTTTAAATAGGAATTCAAGTCATGGCAGATAAAAAAATAAAACTAAATATCGGCAAACCGATCATTATTTCCGCTTCTGTTTCAAAGGAGCAACTGGAAATATTGGATCTTCTTTCCCTTCATCACCAGACTACCCGCTCTGCCATGTTCGCCAAACTCATTATTGATCATTCCGATATTGATGCTTCAATCCGGGCAATTGCAGAAAGAGTCGTAGCCAATTACTGCGAAACAAATGTCAATTTTGATGATTTTTTGAGGTCTGCCGGCATCTGGTTGGAGCAAAAGAAAATATCTCAATATTATATTGAACGAATCATCCAAGAGGTCAGGAATCGTTATGCGGCGTAATTCACCAAACGAAGGATATATTGAAGCAATCAAGGAAAATCTTGAAGAGGAAGTCCCGGTCCCGGAGAAATATGACGGGGATATCTCCAGGGTGATTTCCACCGGTTCAACTCTTCTTGATCTGGAGATAATGGGCAAACGGGTTCGAGGCGGTGGAATTCCGGGAGGCATCCTCGTTGAAATCTACGGCCCCAATTCAGGCGGCAAAACCGTTTTGATGTCGGAGATTGCCGGTGGCATCCAGAGGCAGAAAGGCAAGGTCAAGTTCTTTGATGCAGAAGCCCGCCTGAGTAAAAAGTTTGCCGAGATATTTGATTTTACTGTCGACGATTGTGAGTTCGGAGTGCCAAATCAGGTGGCTGATGTCTTCCTTCCGCTTATGACCTGGAATCCAGATGGCCCGCCTTGTATTGGTCAGTATAATCGCCGTCAGAAGAAGTGCCGGGAGTGTGGGGATTCGGATACTTGCTCTGACTTCGATCTTGATAACCGACCAATTAACGGCGTCTTCATCGATTCTTTTGCCCAGCTCTGCGGAGAATTGGAGAAGGGAGATGAGGAAATTGATAAGCGGGGATCTGCCAGGGCCAAGGAGTTCAGCCAATGGATGCGTAAACTTGCCCCAAAAATTACAGCAAATAAATGGTTAATTGTCGGTAGCAATCAAATCCGGGATAATCAAAAAGCCAAGACCGATTTCGATCCGAAATATGTAACCCCTGGTGGTAATGCTGTTCCCCATGCCGCTTCTCTTCGCCTGGAAATATCCCCTGCATCCAGGCTCCGGGATGAAAAGACAATCAACGGCAAAAAGGTATATGTCGAATATGGTCATTGCTCCAAGGTCAAGATCATCAAAAATACGGTTTCCGGCCAGAAGGGATCGGCGGAAATACAGATTGTCGTTGACTATGGCATTGATGATATTACGGCCAATCTCCAATACCTGAAAAAGTTTACCCCAGGATCAAAATACTGGACCGGGGATAATAGCCTGGAAGATGCTATTGAAACAATCGAGCAGGATAGTCTTGAGCTGGAATTGAAAGAGGCGGTCATTGATTTATGGGAAGAGATCCAAGACAAATTCAAAAAGGATCGGAAGCCGAAAAGGAGATAATATGTCAAGGACAAATGAAATAATTCAAGAAGGAAAAAGAGAAATAAGGATTA